GATGAATGGACAGAATGGAGACATTGTAATTCCAATCTATCTGGGCGGAACCATGCTTGATGAAGTAATTGTGGATGCCCAGCAGAGAATGAATTTAAGAAGTGGAGGAAGATAAGATGGCATTTTTTGAATACTTGAAATTTGACGGAACTGTCCTTCCTCTGCCGGATTCTTATGATGTGTCTTTGTCGGCGGTGGAAGCAGACAGCAGTGGGGAGACAGAAGCGGGAACCACACAGAGGGATGTTGTCCGTCAGGGTGTGGTGAACATTTCTGTCTCTTTTTCTGTGACAGCCAAATGGCTGAAAGCACTGACTGCCTATTCCAAACAGGATAAGTTGTCGGTGGACTATTTTGATACAGAGACAGCAGACATGAAGAATACAGAGATGTATGTTGAGGGATTTAAGGCAAAATTGGAAAAGGATACATCCTACAGGGGATTGTGGACGGTATCCTTTACCTTGAAAGAATTATAGGAAGGCGGTGTTTGAATGTACCCAGTAAGTGAAGCGTTCCTGTCAGCGGTACAGGAGAACACAAGGAGATATTACTGGACGGGAAAGATTACCACGAAAGCTGGCGTGGTACATGAGTTTTCCGAAAAAGAGATTGTAAAAGGAAGCGGATATATTTCTGCTCAGTGCTGTGGCAGTACGGAAATGGAACTTGGTACGGTGTATGCATCGGAAATGGGGATTACCTTATTTTTGGATGTGGACAGGTACACATTGGAAGATGCATTGGTGGAATTGTTCTATCATTTGGAATTGAATGATGGCACATGGGAAGAAGTACCGATGGGGATTTTTGAAATCAGTGAAGCAAACCGGAAAATCAAGTGTCTGGAGATAAAGGCGTATGATTACATGCTCCGATTTGATGAGACATTCAATGGTTTTGAGACGGTTGGCAACGCTTATGATTTTATGGAACTTTGCAGTAAAGCGTGTCATGTGGAACTTGCCCAGACAAGGGAAGAAATAGAAGCAATGCCGAATGGAGCAGAGGTGCTTTCTGTTTATACGGAAAACGACATTGAAACTTACCGTGACATGCTCTATTACATTGGACAGGTGCTTGGTGGATTTTTCTGTATCAACAGATTTGGGAAACTGGAACTACGAAAGTACGGTGCGGAGCCGGTCATGGAGATTGGCAGCAGACACAGATTCACTTCCAGTTTTTCTGATTTCATTACCAGATATACAGCGGTAAGTTCCACGAATTTAAAAACGGAGATGGCAGAGTATTATGCACTGGAGCCGGATGATGGTCTTACCATGAATCTGGGGACAAATCCTCTGTTACAGTTTGGTGTGGATGAGACCAGAAAGGAACTTTGCACCAATATCCTGAATGACCTTGCAGTTATCAATTATGTGCCATTTGATTCAGAAACCATTGGCAATCCGGCATTAGACCTTGGGGATGTACTGAAATTTTCAGGAGGTCATGCAGACGGGGCAGAGTTATCTGCGGTGATGTCCATGCAGATAAAGATTGGTGGGAAACAGACACTAAAAGGTGTCGGCAAAAATCCGAGACTGGCAAGGGCAAAGAGTAAGAATGACAAGAATATTTCCGGACTTCTGAATCAGATTGAAGAAAACAAGACAGCGGGGAAGATTGGCATCCATACTTTTACCAATGCCAGTGCTTTTTCCATTTTGGATACAGATACAAAGATTATTTCCATTGAATTTGCCACCAGTGAGGAAGTCATGGCACAGTTCTTTGGGTCGGTAATTGTGGATGTGAAAGCAGATCCTGTGGAAAAAAGCGTGACAGCAAAGACCAGTCTGGTGATACCGGCTGTGGATGTAACAGCAGTTGTTACACAGACCGAGGGCGAAGAAACAGAAGAGGGTACAACGGAAGAAGGTACAGAGCCAGATGTGATTGGAAACACGAAAGAGCAGACAATAGAATTGGAAGTGCCTGTGGCATGGAATGAGGATGGTATGGCAGTTGCCCATTTTATATTTGAGTTCAATGATGTGGTTATTGACATCCATCAGCCGAAAGAAACCTGGCATTCCGGCAGACACACCATCATGTTATATTATCCCATTGACCATGTGATTGCCAATTACAGGAATATTTTTAATGTTTACATGAGGATGGAAGGCGGCACCGGGAACGTGGAGACAGGAAATTGTCTGGCAGCCATTACCGGACAGTCTATGGGAGCCGGAGAAGCATGGGATGGAGAAATCAGGATTGAAGAAAAGATTACTGCATTTTCTGTGGGAACGGTTACAAAGGCAGTTGGTCTTAGCGATAGTGTCAGCTTCAAGATTGATGAAACTATGAGAAGGGCATACGCAGATGTGCTTACGGAAAGAATTAAAATCGGTGCTTTTGCAATGCCGATAGAAACGGAGGGCTAAATGAAGTTAAAAGGAACTATGGTATTGGAACTGACCGATACGAATACAGGAGAAGTGGAGCGTGTGGAAGAAACCAACATGCTTACCAATGCGGTAAACCATATTTTGGGGTTAAACCCGATGGGGATTTTTTATGCCGCCAGTGGTGAATATGATGAACATGTGCTGTGGAATGATGTACTTCTGCCGATCTGTCCGAACATGATCGGCGGCATTCTTCTTTATTCCGAAAGACTGGAGGAAGATGTGGAAAATATTTATCCGTCCACAGCAAAGCTGCCGGTGGCATATGCCAGTAATGATGTCAATGCGACTGCCAGTGTGGCAAGGGGCAGCATGAACCTGACGGAGAGTAAGGTGCTGGATAACGGGTATCGTTTTGTCTGGGAGTTTACACCGAGTCAGGGAAATGGAACGATTGTAGCGGTGGCACTGACTTCTGCCCTGGGTGGAAAGAATGTCTATGGAGATCTGGAAGGCTCGGCAGATGCATTTCTTGTGCTTAAGAGGGTAACACTGGATGCTATGGAAAAAGAAGAAATGGCAAGTATCTACAGTGCCGTGGAGGTGGATTTTGAAAATAATGTAATGTACAGTATCCGTTTTCAGGATGCATCCGTCATTGTCCGTAAGAAAAAACTTCCGGTGTTTACGTTGGGCATCAATGACAGGCTGAATGACATGACCTGTACGCTGATTGAAGAAAAGGTTATTACTTGTAAGACCTTTGCTTTTCTTGGAACTTATACTCCATACGGAAATTTCTTTGATGGTCATGACGGATACTGGTATGGATTTGCCAATCAGGGTAATTCTTCCGGTGATGCTACCATGTACTGGATTAAGATTAAAAAAGATGATTATTCCATTACGGAAAGTGTATGGACATTATCCAATGCACACTTACAGGCTGTGGGAAGTTTTAAGGTGGATACTTATGTGGAAAGGACAAACAGGGGTGTCATCCGAAATGGTTATCTGTATGTTCCGGCTTATGAACTTACCGGAATTTATAAGATCAATCTGAATAATTCAGCGGATGTGACTTTTATTGATTTTGGTTTTACATCAGCCGGGACAGCGTTGTCCGGTTCCAGTACCGCTGCAACATATATTGTATTGGTAAATGACCTGATTATCGGTTGGGATTATCAGATTAAGCCGGATGATACAGTGATACAGACAGCCGGAAGTAAGAGATTTCTTTATGCTGGAACGCCGTTGTTCCAGTATAAGGAATTTGTGACTACATGGGGCGGAAACTATGGTTCAGACTACCACAGTACATTTCTGGTGACTCCATATCTGGCAAGTATCAATAATCTGGATTCGGCGGTCATCAAAAATACGGATAAGACAATGAAGATTACCTATGAATTGACAGAGGTAACAGAATAATTTAATCACAGGGAGCTTTGGTAATGGTGCTAAAGCTCCTTTTCATATGCACAAAAAAGAAAGCGAGGTAAAAGGATATGAAAGAATTTTGGAATGTGATTCAGATGGTGTTCACTGCGGTGGGCGGATGGCTCGGCTATTTTCTGGGCGGTTATGATGGTCTGTTGTATGCACTGGTTGTGTTTATGGTGGCGGACTATATCACAGGTGTCATGTGTGCAGTTTCCGATAAGAAGCTGTCCAGTGCTGTGGGATTCAAGGGTATCTGCAGGAAGGTACTGATTTTGATGTTAGTAGGCATTGCAAATCTTCTGGATGTGGAGGTCATTGGAACAGGTGCAGTATTAAGGACTGCGGTTATTTTCTTCTATCTGTCCAATGAAGGTGTGTCCTTACTGGAAAATGCGGCACATCTTGGCTTGCCGATTCCGGAGAAGTTAAAGGCAATCCTGGCACAGCTCCATGACAGAGCAGAAGGGGATGGTGATGATAATGAAATTGGTTAAGAGTTTGCTGACAAGTAATCCGTGCTATAAAGCCGGAAAGAAGATTACAGTAAAGGGGCTTATGCTCCACAGCGTAGGGTGTCCTCAGCCGAGGGCATCCGTTTTTATTAACAGTTGGAATAGGGCAGATTATGACAATGCTTGTGTTCATGCATTCATTGATGGCAATGATGGAATTGTGTATCAGACCCTACCGTGGAATCACAGGGGTTGGCATGGTGGTGGTGCGTGCAACAATACCCATATCGGCGTGGAAATGTGCGAACCGGCTTGTATCAAATATACCAACGGTTCAACATTTACCTGTTCCGACAAGGAGACTGCAAGGGCGGTTGCAAAGAGGACTTATGAAGCGGCTGTGGAACTGTTTGCCATGCTTTGTAAGGAGTATGACCTCAATCCTCTGGCAGATGGTGTTATCATCAGCCATGCAGAAGGCCATAAACGTGGGATTGCAAGTAATCATGGAGACCCAGAACATCTGTGGAGACAGCTTGGTATGGGATATACTATGGATGGATTCCGTAAGGATGTAAAAACTACCATGAAAGAAAAAGTGTTAGGAACACAGGCAACAGTATTTGCAAATCTTTCTGAAAAAGAAGTGATTGCAAAGGTAGGGGCACTGTTTACCGCTGATCAGAAGAAAAGCGGTATTTTGGCATCTGTTTCTCTTGCTCAGTTCATCTTGGAAAGCGGATACGGCAAAAGTGAACTTGCCCAGAGTGCCAATAACTGTTTTGGCATGAAAAAATCTTTGTCCGGCAATACATGGAGTGGTTCAGTGTGGGATGGAAAGTCTGTGTACACAAAGCAGACGAAAGAGCAGAATCCGGATGGTTCTTATGAAACTATCACAGCAGATTTCCGTAAATATGCATGCGTGGAGGATTCCATTGCAGACCACAGTGCTTATTTGCTTGGTGCCATGAATGGCAGTAAAAAGAGGTATGAGGGCATTGCCGGAATGACGGATTATAAGAAGGTTGTGCAGCTTATCAAGGATGGAGGGTATGCAACAAGCCTTACTTATGTGGAGAAACTGTGTTCCATTATCGAGAAGTGGAATCTGACACAGTATGATGTGAAAGAGACTGCTGCAGAACCGGAAAAGTGGTACAGAGTCCGTAAAACATGGGCAGATGCAAAGAGCCAGAAGGGTGCCTATAAAGTGCTGAAGAATGCGAAAGCATGTGCAGATAAGAATGATGGATATTCTGTTTATGACTGGAATGGCAATGTGGTGTATGCACCATCAAAAACATCCGAGCCGGAGCAGAAAAAGGTTTCTTACCGTGTGCGTGTCAGCATCAAGAATCTGAATATCAGAAAAGGTCCTGGTACTCATTTTGCAAAGACGGGAGCATATACTGGAGTGGGTGTGTTTACTATTGTTGCAGAGAGTGTAGGGCTTGGTTCTGAAAAAGGATGGGGCAAGCTGAAAAGTGGTGCTGGATGGATTAGTTTGGACTATGCGAAGAGAATTTAAGATGTTGTGGATTGACCTGTGGGTGCTGTTATGGTGCTCATAGGTCTTTTTTTATTTCCAAAGGGCAAAATTTGCCCATTGGATTGCCCTTTGAAATTCCAGAGGGTTAATTTGATACTTTGAAAAAATGTGGAAGAGTATTATAATAAAGAAGAATACTATATGGAAGAATGTGAGATAGATATGAAAGTTGATATTTTAGACATACATAAGGCGTGTTTGGATTTGTTGTTGGAATGCCAGTTAAAAGATGATAATTTCTATTTTGTGCCTCGCAAGATCAATAATAAGAATAGGTTAGAACAAGGAATGTACTTCCGGGGAAATGAGAATTATTTAGTTCTTTCATTTTGGGATAGTGCGGACACAAAGGAATTTATCTATAACATTAACTGGAGTTGTGATACTGATGGAGTATCTTCTATTGAATTGTCTTGCAGAGATAATGATGACGCACTTCCATATGTGATTGCAATAAAGGAGTTAATAGAATTATCTGGGAAAAAATTCAAGGAAACAAAGAAAAATAGATGGAGATATTTTTACCCAGAAAAAGAACATTACCTTGATACTCTTCAAGATTTTATTGCTCATGAGAAAGCTATAATTGATGACTATTTGAAAAAGCACCCAGAAAGTGGTATTCCTCTTGCAAGTAGTGATACTAATGATAAATATGTAAAAACGCTTCCGTGTTATACGCAGTACATGGATAGTGTCAAAAAAGCTAAGAAGACAGGCAGTGTTAAAGTTAAAGCATCGGAGTATATAATGTCATTGCAGCACAACGAACTGTCAAATGCAATGGTAGAATATCTTCAAAAGAATGGATATAAGAATGTCAAGGCTGAAGAAAATTTTGTTGATATCAAGTGTATCGATCCTGCAGGAAAAATGATATTTTTTGAGTTGAAGACTGCCCAGACAGTAAAGTCTGCCATCAGAGAAGCCCTTGGTCAGTTGTTGGAATATAATCATTACCCTAATACAAAGAAAGCAGATAAACTGATAATAGTAACAAAGCATGAACCGGAGAAATCTGATGTTCAGTATTTGCTGGGACTTAGGATGGTGTACAATATTCCTGTCTATTATCAGTATTTTGACATGGGTAAAAAAGAATTATCGAAAGAGTATTAGTAAATAATGAAAAGGTGGAAAACTTATGAACGAATTTCATAAATCATCATCTCATATACAGATTCAGGCCGAAGAATTGATATTTGGAGAGGTTGAAAAGCTTCTTGATATAAAACTGGATAAGAACCCAAAAATCTATTTGGCGGATAATGCATTTACTTATATTCAACCAGATTTTTATTCCGAAAAGGAAAATGTTATAGGAGAAATCTTCGCACATATAGGAAAGCCTAAAAAAGCTCAAGATAACAAGATTGCTAATGATGTTCTAAAAATGCTCTTGTTAGAAAAAATAACAGGAAAGAACTTTAGGAAAATCATTGCAGTATGTGATGTTTCCGAAAAGAAAAAGCTACAAGGTCAATCTGTTCTGGCCGAAAGCATTCGTCGGTTTGATATTGAAATCATACACATTGAGATTGACGACGACCTGAGAAAACAAATTGTAGAAGCCCAAGAACTACAAAAAATGATAAATGCATAATTCAGAATATAATGAAGAATATTAGCGTGAACCGATTGGTGTAATAGCCAGTCGGTTTATTTTTTTATATGAGGTTAAAATCCACATCATTTTCTTTGCCTGTGACATAGGAGGGAATCCCTCACTATGTTTTGGGAGGTGCGGTATGAGCAACCATGATAATGCAAGTATCAGTCAGGAAGAAATTGATAGAACAGCACGTATCAATATGGAAGTGTGCGCTACTTTTGTGGCAAGGATGATTCAAAAATATGGGCATGAAGTGTTGGCGGAGATCGAGGAAATGAAGTCAAAAGAGAATACGAATGAGCAGTGAGATGAGCCGGTTGCATTTTTTTGTAATCGGCTCATTTTACCCGCTGACGCAATCGAAAAAGTGCGTTATATTTTAGATCCAAACATGAAAGACGAACAATCATTGAGCAACCGAAAAGGGGGATATGATGAGAAAGAAAAAATGTTATATATACACCAGAGTATCCACGATGGCTCAGACAGAGGGTTACAGTTTGGAAGCACAAGTCGAAAGGCTCCGTGAATACGCTGAATATAGAAATTTGCAGATTGTTGGTGAATACTGTGACGCGGGTAAATCCGGAAAAAGCATAAAAGGAAGACCGGCTTTTCAGGAGATGATGGATGACATTGTAAATGGGAAAGATGATGTTTCCTATGTGTTGGTATTCAAGTTATCCAGATTCGGAAGAAACGCTGCAGACGTTCTTAAATCCATGCAGTTACTGAATGATTATGATGTGGATTTGGTATGTGTGGATGATGCGATAGATAGTTCCACACAGGGCGGAAGACTCACTCTGGCGATTCTCTCAGCCGTAGCCGAAATTGAGAGAGAAAACATAACCGTTCAGTTCAATGCCGGTAGGATGCAGAAAGTTTTGGAAGGTGGATGGCCTGGTGGACCAGTTCCGTATGGGTATAGAAACATCAAAAAACAGATGCAGATTGAACCCACGGAAGCGGAGTTGGTTAAGAAAATGTTTGAAGCATTTCTTATAGATGGAATGACAACCACATCCGTAGCGGCTTATATGAATGAACAAGGATACCGCAGAGTGATTAAAGGCGAAGAAAGACCATTTACCTATGACTTTGTTGCAAATGCGTTGGAGAATCCGTTTTATTGTGGAAAGATTCTGTACGGGAAACGAAGTAAGAAAAAAGATGTCATGGTCATACAGGGGATTCATGAACCGATTGTAGATGAAGATTTATGGAAACAAGTGCAAGCGAAAAGAAAAGAATTATCTGTGAAATGGCAAAAGGTAGATGATCCTGAGCGAATCAGCATACTATCCGGTTTGGTTAAATGCCCGCTGTGTGGCAAAGGCATGATTGCAACAAAGAATAAGCATGTGAATAAGAACAGAGGTGGTCATTATAAAACCATTCATTATTATTCATGTAGGAATCATCGTAAATCCAGTGGTCGTGAATGTTCTTTTACTCGCCAACTTAATCAGTCAAAGATTGATTCCAGTGTGTTTGAAATCTTTTCTGGGATTACAGCGTTGCCGGAATACCATGAGATGATTGCGAATGTGCTAGGGAATCAGCCTTCTGTGGAACTATTGGAAAACGAATTGAAAGCCCTGAGGAAACAGCTTAGAAGTTATGAAACCCAGAAACGAAAACTGGGAGAGGAGTTGGATGGGCTTGATATTCTGGATGATGATTATGATGAAAACTACGATAGGATACAGTCTGAGATGGATGAAATCTATGACAGAATGGATGATGCAGAATCTGCTATATCGAAGATAAAAAAGAAACTGTCTGCGACTAAGAATGGAATCCGTTCTATTGAAAAGGTCAAGGAGTTGGTGGAACATATGCAGTTGCTCTTTCCTAAAATGACCTGTGACGAGCAAAAGGAGATGTACCGATTGTTCATTGAACGAATAGACATTTATCCGGAAGAACAAGATAATGGGAAGCTGATAAAAAGTATCACCTTTAAGTTTCCTGTTTATTATGAAGATTATGAGACAGTACCTACTAAAACACCGGATGATCAGATTGGATTTGTATTAGATTGCAGTACATTAGGTCTGACGGTGGCAGAGGCAAAAGCAACATATGCAGAGATTAAAGCATATGTGAAAGAAAAGTATGGTGCTCCTGTTCATTCGTTATATATTGCTCAGATTAAAAAGAAATATGGTTTGGACATGGGGGTAAATTACAACCTATCCAAAAAGGAAAATGCAAGAGTTCCGACCTGTCCTAAAGAGAAAGAGGCGTACATTGTGGATGCATTGAAACATTTTAGGATGTTGGACATGTCGGTGGAAATGGAGGCGTAGGAAGTGAAAAGTAAAAGATTAAAATGTTATATATACATCAGAGTATCAACCGCAATGCAGGTAGATGGATACAGTTTGGAAGCCCAGAATGATAGACTTACAAAATATGCAGAATTTCAGGGGATGGAAGTTGTTAAGGTTTATTGCGATGCTGGTAAATCCGGAAAGAACATTACAGGCAGACCGGAGTTCACACAGATGCTTCAGGATGTGGCGGATGGAAAAGATGGTGTTGATTACATTCTGGTATTCAAGTTATCGCGTTTTGGAAGAAATGCTGCTGATGTATTAAATTCATTGCAATACATACAAGATTTTGGTGTAAACCTTATCTGTGTGGAAGATGGAATTGATTCATCAAAGGACTCTGGAAAACTTACCATCACGGTATTATCTGCTGTTGCAGAAATTGAGCGTGAGAACATTCTGGTTCAGACAATGGAAGGAAGAAAGCAGAAAGCCAGAGAGGGAAAATGGAATGGTGGTCAGGCACCATTTGGGTACACACTGGATTCTAAGAACAGCACTCTGATTGTGAACCCGGAAGAAGCTGAATTGGTAAAACTCATTTATGAGAAATATGTATATGAAGACATGGGATTGGATACAATAGCAAACTTCCTGAATGACCGTGGTTATAAAAAGAAGAAGACCAGAAGACGTGAATTGGATTATTTTACAAGGGGAACAGTAAAGAACATTCTGGACAATCCGGTATATGCGGGTAAAATCGCATACGGGAAAAATGTTACCGAAAAGGTCAAGGGTACCAGAGACCAGTTCCGAAGAGTTAAGAGCGACGAATATCTTTTGGTAGATGGTCTCCATGATGCCATCATTGATGAAGAATTGTGGATGCAGACCAAAGCCAAAAGAAAAATAACCGGGGTAAAATGGAACAAGACACATAGTCTGGAGCATGAACACATTTTATCTGGCATTATAAAATGTCCGATATGTGGACATGGTCTGAGTGGTACGGTAAGACGTCGCAAGAATAAGAAAACCGGAGACTATGTGGATGATTTCTATTATCGCTGTCAACACAGACACAAGATTGATGACGAGCATTTTTGTAATTTTCAACCGTCTCTTAATCAGAATGATTTTAACCGTGAAGTGGAGCAAGTGATTCTGGATATGGTAAACCATGAGAGCTTCCGTCAATTTGTTATGGAGAAGGTTAATACAAAAGTTGATGTAAGTGCTCTGGAAGAAGAACGTGAGAGAATCAGAAAGTTGCTCAGACAGGTAATGGGGGCGAAAACAAAGCTCACAGACATGCTTGATAAACTGGATGTAATGGATAAGCATTATGACCGAAAGTATCAGGACATGCATGACAGACTGGATAATCTGTATGATAAGATTTCCGAATATGAAGACAGCATTGCAGATATCACAGCGAGAATTGAAGCTGTATATGGAAATCAGATTACCGGAAAGCAGATATATGACATTCTGGTACATTTTGAAATGATGTATTATAAAATGACGGACCTTGAAAAGAAAGAGTTTATGAAAGACTTCATAAACAGTATAGAACTTTATCCAGAAAAGATGTATAATGGAAGCATCGTGAAACAGATAAATTTTAAGTTCGGTGTTTATTATGAAGGGCAAGAAACTATGGATATTCGGTTGCTCAACGAAAAAACAGTCGAGACAGTAGCATTATTAAGTCGGCAAATCAACGTGCATAAAATGAAGTTAAATTCTACACCTTTTGAAATGATAAAGAGCGGAGAAAAAACGATTGAACTCCGCTTGTTTGATGAAAAACGTCAACAAGTAAAAGTGGGTGACAAGGTTATTTTTACAAATACTACTACCGGTGAAATGCTCAACAGAACCGTTGTAAAATTGCACCGTTTTGATAGCTTTGAAGAATTGTACAAGTCTTTGCCGCTTTTACAATGTGGATATACAGTAAGTGATGTTGACAGTGCAAAGCCATCTGATATGGAACAGTATTATTCAATTGAAGAACAGAATCAATATGGTGTTGTTGGAATCGAACTTTGTCGACATAAAGAAATTACAGACGAGAGTGTTTGTCTGTTGTCAAGAAAATAGTATGAATTTAGCAAAGGGGAAGTATGATGAAGAGTGAAAAACAAGAAAGATATTTAGACAACCTGTTGCTTAGAGGAATGGTGGATGTTCGTAAATTGGCCGGTGTTGCTAATGCGAAAAAACTTCCTAATGGTGAATTTGGTTTTTGTCTTATGTGTCTTAATGGCAGTACTTTGAATCTTTATGATACTAATTTCGAACAAGAAGTGGGAGAACTTCTTTATTCTATAGATTTGAAAAAAATAGCAAATCTTAAAACAAGTTCATTTATATTAAATAGTTATATCAAATTTACTTATGAAGGATTCAACTACAAGTTAGCAGATTGTGCATATAAAGAACTCTATTCTGCAATTGAAAAGGAAGTAAAAGATATTTTTAATTAAGGAGAACTTGAAATAGGGGATAAATCCAAAAACGTGGATTTATCCCCTAAATTTATCTATGGTGAAATATGTGTTGACTGTAGGTGTCAAGTGTCGTACAATTTATTTATGCAATGCATAAAGGAGACGATGTATGGAAGCAAGAGAGGAATTAAGAAAATTAAGAGAAAGTACCGGTATGAACCGAAAAGAATTTTGCGAGTATTTTGAAATACCTTATATGACGGTGACAGACTGGGAATTGGGGAATAGAAGGGTTCCACCATATCTTTTGCGATTGATGGCATATAAGATTCAGATGGAGAAACTGGCTGATAAGAAAGGTGAGAAATACGATGGAAGAAACTACAGGATTGATGACAGTAGATAAAGTATGCAATCGAGTCTATATCATAAGAGGATAACAGGTTATGTTGGATTATGATTTGGCAGAAATTTATGGATATGAAGTGAAACGTTTAAATGAACAAGTGAAACGTAATATTGCAAGGTTTCCGGAAGATTTTATGTTTCAATTAACAAAAGAAGAGATTGATTTCGTGAAGTCGCAATTTGCGACTTCACGAAAATATAATATGTATGAAGGCCAAGATGGTGGAAGAAGAAAAGCGCCATATGCATTTACAGAGCAAGGAATTTACATGCTGGCAACAGTGCTTAGAGGCGGACTTGCAGAGCAACAAAGTATATTTATTATGCGTGCGTTTCGTGAGATGCGACATTATATAAAGCAGAATCAGCAGTTTGTCACTGAGTCGGAAATGAGGCTTGTAACAGCAAAAGTATCAGAAATATCGGTGCAGGTGGCAGAACTTTCGGATTGGAAAAAGAAAACAGAAAATGACATAGTGAGTATTCAAAAAAGCATCGATATACTTAACGAAAATTTTGTGTCAGACAAGGATTTCAAAAGTTTTGTTATTTATAAAGGACAGAAATTTGAGGCGGATACAGCATACATAGATATATACCAGCAGGCAACGACAAGTATTTATGTGGTCGATGATTATATGAATACAAAGACATTGCAACTTTTATCGCAGAAGAAGCAGGGTGTGGAGGTTGCCTTGTTTACAGAGAACGGGCATGGTAGCAAAGGATTTCTGACATCGGCAGTTGTAAGTGATTTTATCAAGCAATATCCGCCACTTCGAATCAAATCAAATCCGGAGTGCCATGATAGACTAATTGTGATTGATTATGGCTTACCCACTGAACAAGTGTATCATTGTGGCGCATCCAGTAAGGATGCAGGTAAGAAATTGTGCGCCATAAACAGGATTGAGAATACAGAGATGATTCGTCCGGTGGTGGATAAATTGTTGTTGGGCGCGGATAAGGTTATTTGATTTTTAACGAATGCAATTTGCGACTTTAAAAAGACCTCATAAACAGTATTGAACTTTGCTCATAAAAGATGGATAATGGAAGTGTTGTAAAACAGTATGCATCTGAACACGAGATTGATATGTGATTATGGGCGTGGCATTGACAAATTCGAGGAGAGTAAAATTGTCCGTTTGGTGCAGGAAACCATTTTGAATGTTAAAAAGGCAGAGCTGTTTTATGACGGATATGTCGGGGATTTGTTGTATGATACAACGAACGAATTGGTGGACTTGGACGAGTTAATGGACTGCTATCTTAATAGGAGCATAGTGAAACATACCGGTTTTGCAACACCGGAAGAAATAGTCATGCACTATATATTATCCGGATTATACTAATCTTTTCTGAAAGACGTAAAAATGATGTTTCCGGTATTGGATGAGGAGGAAGCAAGAATGCAACATATATTTCAATATGAACGGCATATGAACCTGGATCGTTCAAAGGGTGAAATAGTTCAAGGGATTCCTTGTGGAGTTGGAGATGCAGATTATGGATTTATGGTTATAGGAACCGGTAAACAAGACTTAAACAGGTCGGACTTTTATCCGACCCTTTTTGCATTGGTGTATAATTTTCTGATTAGAGATACATGTATTCAGAGAGAAAATTATCCGCAATATATGAAGACGCAGTTTTTCAATCATGAGCTGGATTATGGAAGAGTGTATCGATTTATGATGATCTTGATTGACTTGCTTGAGACCGAGGGTGAGACAAAGTTATATTTAAACGTCATAGGAGATATGGATGAGTTCCGTGCGGCAGTGGATATTTTAAATGAATATTTGGGAGTTTTCGGAAGGTTGATAAAAACCAATCCGAGTTGGATAACAGTGGTACATGATAAAAATGGAAAAAGTATATCCGCTGAAACTCAAGCAGATTATTGTGTGGAAAATCATACAAAAGATTGTGGATTGAAGAGACGCATTCGGTATGGGAACAGAGTAAATTATAAACTGGATATATCTGACAAAGAAGATTTGGAGTTTTTGCTGAAAGAAATTTCACCATTTAAGACTTTTAAACGAGGACAGTTTGAAGCGTTATGTTCCATGATGAATTCGAATGGTCATGCGGTTTGCATTATGCCGACCGGAAGCGGAAAATCATTGATTTATTACATGGCATGCCTTTTGCAACCGCAAGTGATATTTGTCGTGTCGCCGACAGATATTTTAATTAAAGACCAAATTAGAAATTTGCGTAAAATTCATCATTTTGATAATGTAACCTACTTGGATTTGAATTCGGACAACGATTTTGCATTCTTTCGTCCGGCCACTAATCTTATTTTCTTGACACCGGCGACATTTCAAAATCGCAATCTGTTCAGTGCATTCAAAAAATGGAAAAAAGAGATTGCGTATGTTGTTTTAGATGAAATTCATTGTTTGTCAAATTGGGGACATGATTTTCGACCGGAATATCTTATGTTATCAAAAAACATGAGTCAACATTTGGGGGATGCTCGCTATTTGGGATTTACTGCAACTGCAAATTATACGGTCGCGCAGGATATTCAAAAACAATTGAACATTCCGTTTGAAAATTTCTTTTCACCAATCTTGTTTGAAAAATATAATATTCGTTATGATTTTAGAGAAGCAGATTCTACAGAAGAAATGTTGCTGCAGGTGAAAGAAATCGGAAAAGAAATCGTGCGAAGAAATGGGCGTGCCATTGTGTTTACTAAAAATGACACCATATCGCAGCGGGTTGCAGATGCAATCGGATACGAGGCTGATGTGTTTACTGCGGAGGATACGGAAGCATACATGCAGTTTGCTGAGGGCCTGTGCAGAATTCTGGTTACGAGTGAAGAACTTGGGATTGGAATTAATCTTCCAAACGTGAATTGCACGGTACATTTTGGGATGCCTGTTTCGAAAAACGAATATGTTCAGGAGATTGGAAGGGCAGGAAGGATGGGTGAAAAGACTACATCGTATGTGCTTTATCTGAAACCAACAGAAGGGAACATATCGAAACAGTTGTTGAGTAGGGAAACATCCATATCAGATGAATTTCAGTTGTTAGAAAACATGGAGAACGACTATGCAGACGTATATCGAAAACTATGCTGTAATACGGATTCAAGAGAAGTATTATCAGTACAACTGCGACATATCTTTGAAGAATTTCAAAAGAAGAAGCAGACAGCTTATATTGTTGCAAAACCCATAGAATATATGGAGCAATACAAGCGGTTGCTCTATATGCTTTATGTTACAGGATATGTGAAAGACTGGTATACAAACCGTGTGGTTGATGAAGGACGGCAGATAGAAGTGATTGTTGATATATGCTCAATCCTTAGGGCGGGGCATGAGGTTGCCGTTTTAGATGATGCTGACATGTTGGATAGAATGATTCATATTTCCAGAGACTATTTTGCATCTATGGGGAATGACCGCGAAAGCGTATTTTTTGTGAGCAGAGCTGAAAGTATTCCGGATATATTGGACATTTATGTGAAATGGTATTATGACAAATTTTTATATCATCACAAAGAACAGTTTCTGGATGTATTTGAATTTTTCGGGAATAACAGAGAGTGTGATGCTGTGAAAATAACGGAAGAGATTGAGGATTATTTTACGCTGCCATTCATACAAATCAAAGAAGATGAAGCGTTTTACGGAAATTTATCGTTTGAAGAGGCTGCGGAACAAGTTCAAAATGGAATTGGGAAAAATACCTTGTCAAATTTAGAAAGAATTAACAGTGACAACTATTCTTACAAACTTGACTTTCTGCTTTTTGTAGGAAATTGGGGAAGATGGGGACATTTCGATGTGATGCGGTTGGAACGTTTTTGGGACACATTAAAGGAAGATGAAAAGAATGTGTTTTGGGGAGCATTGAAAGAAGTTTTTCCAAGGTGCACGTTGGACGCGAAGTGGAGATGTCTCAAATATATCGAAGAACATCAAGACTATCTTGGAATTGAATGGAAAGAATTTCTGGAAGAAATTTATCAAAATGGGCCAAGAGATACACTATATTATGGGATTTTATCTGTGATATCAAATGAGAAATTTAGTGAATTTATGAGGAGAAAATAACGATGATTGGAACGATTGGAGATTTAGAAAGAGAAATTGAACAGTTTCAAAATAATATTGCGGCATCAGGGGAATTGGTGGCACTGTTAAGAGAAATGTTGAATTCGGTAAAAATGCAGGAACAAGTGTTTACTGACAAAATGACAATGTTACTTGCAAAAATAGATAGTACACCTGAAAGAATTGTTGCGGACAATTTAAAAATGCTCGAGAGCACAAAACGCGAATTGGATCAACTATTGTCAGAAAAAAATTACGCTTTTGCGTCTACGCAGGAAAGATTTGTATCTGCATTGGGAGAAACAAAAACAGAATTGAAAGAATGTGCAGAACAGTTGGAGAAAAAATATGCAAACTTTATAAATGTATTGGAAAGACTGAGAATTACAGACGTATATGAACAAAATATACAAATAAGAAATGAATTGAACAAAAGAACAAGGCTTCTTATGATTTTGTCAGGGGTAAGCGTGATTCTTGGAATTGTAGGTATTATCTTGTAAAAAACATGTGAAAATTTTATCAATTTATACTATACAAGATGAAAAATATCGTGTATAATGTGTGAAGAAAATTGATAATCGGAGAACCTTCGGGAAAAATCTGATTCAATTACATACTCAAATAAAAAGAAGAAAGAAAGAGGTAATGACAATGTCAAAGATTAATTTAGAACAATACGGTATTACCGGAACTACTGAAATCGTATACAACCCTTCATACGAAGTATTATTCGAAGAAGAAACAAAAGCTGGTTTGGAAGGTTTTGAAGTAGGACAGGAAAGTGAACTTGGTGCTGTTAACGTTATGACAGGTATCTACACAGGACGTTCTCCTAAAGACAAATACATCGTTATGGATGAAAATTCAAAGGATACTGTATGGTGGACAACTGATGAATATAAAAACGACAACCACCCAATTTCAGAAGAAGTTTGGGCTGACCTTAAAGCTCGTGCAATCGCAGAACTTTCTAACAAGAGATTGTTCGTAGTTGATGCTTTCTGTGGTGCTAACGCAGACACAAGAATGGCTATCCGTTTCATCGTGGAAGTTGCTTGGCAGGCACACTTTGTAAAGAACATGTTCATTCAGCCAACAGAAGCTGAACTTGCAGACTTTACACCGGATTTCGTTATCTACAATGCTTCAAAAGCAAAAGTTGAAAACTACAAAGAATTAGGACTTAACTCTGAAACAGCTGTTGCATTCAACATCACAAGTAAAGAACAGGTTATCCTTAACACATGGTATGGTGGAGAAATGAAGAAAGGTATGTTCTCTATGATGAACTACTTCCTTCCATTAAAAGGTATTGCTTCAATGCACTGTTCAGCAAACACAGATATGAATGGTGAAAACACAGCAATCTTCTTTGGTCTTTCAGGAACAGGTAAGACAACATTATCTACAGACCCGAAACGTCTTCTTATCGGTGATGACGAACACGGCTGGGATGATGAAGGTGTATTCAACTTCGAAGGAGGATGCTACGCAAAAGTTATCAACCTTGATAAGGAATCAGAACCAGACATCTACAATGCAATCAAACGTAACGCATTGTTAGAAAACGTTACATTGGACGCAGAAGGAAAAATCGATTTTGCTGATGGTAGTGTTACAGAAAATACTCGTGTATCTTACCCAATCGATCACATCGACAACATTGTTCGTCCGGTTTCAGCAGCTCCTGCAGCTAAGAACGTTATCTTCTTGTCAGCAGATGCATTTGGAGTACTTCCTCCAGTATCAATTTTGACACCGGAACAGACAAAATACTACTTCTTGTCAGGATTTACAGCAAAACTTGCTGGTACAGAACGTGGTATTACAGAACCAACACCTACATTCTCAGCTTGCTTCGGTCAGGCATTCTTGGAATTGCATCCAACAAAATATGCTGAAGAGTTAGTTAAGAAGATGGAAGCTAATGGATCA